GAATCCACTCCTAACAGGTTCTTGAGGTTGTGCACCGAACCCGAATCCACTCCTAACAGGTTCTTGAGGTTGTGCACCGAACCCGAATCCACTCCTAACAGGTTCTTGAGGTTGTGCACCGAACCCGAATCCACTCCTAACAGGTGGTTGCGCAGGTTCTCCGAACAGCTCCTCGTAAGATGGAATGGGTTGCTCAATATCCTCCATAGCATCATTTGCACTAGGGCTCCTGTAATTTGGGTTGGTCCATTTGTTAACATGTCTATCATAATTAGACTGCGCATGTGTTACATTGGTAGAATCTGAAATTTGACGACCTGTCACTGCTGCTATAGGAGCGAAATGCACGGTATCGACGGCAGCTGAACATGCTGCAACCCATATAATTATTGGGTATCCTTGCTGCCATTCAGCTAGGAAATTAACAACCTGACTAAGTTTGCAGTCTGATCCAAACGGGACATTAGCGAACTGTTCTTGATTGTCACCGAGAGCTAAAACTGGTACATTACCATCAGTTATAATATCACATTTATATAATCCATTTGGGAAACTACTATTTATACGCGGTGAGAAGGATATATCTAGATCAATATAGGTTTGACCTGGTCCAGCTTGAAACCTGGGTTTATTTTGCTTGCATACTGTGAGATAATCCCTTGGTCTTCTTAACATGCAAATCTCAGTTCCTCTCCGAGGATCTGTCACGAATTTGAGCATTACTGCGGGAGGTACTATTGCTGTGTGAGGAGATGATGATCCATGGGCGTGAATGACAATTGTTTCTGGCGGACTCTGCATTATATTCTGTGACGATTTTATCGCATACTTCCTAGTGTCGAAGGATCATACACCTGTGGACGGTAGTTTATGCTCACTGGCGGGCGGTGTTGAGACAGCTTTCCACCCGCTGTCTTCATCCATGAAATAAGTAGGTATTTATCATCAATTACCCACACCATGTATCCGCCCTGAGAAAGGGTGTTCATGATGTATTCGCGGGCTTCGGAGATCTGAAACAGCGGATACCCGAAAACATACATGGGGATTTCAAAGACAATATAGGGAGCATTTGGGTTGTGAGTGGCTTGCTTGCGGATCTGACCGTAGAGTTGACTTAGGACAGGTCTCATGGCTCGCATACGCTTTTCTCTGCGGTCTTCCTGCTCGTCCCATACATCACGGGCTTTCAGCATCCTTACATCCTCCATACAAGAATGTTTAGCTCGATTGCCCTCGGTGGCGGTGGAGTTCGTGGCGGCATTATGATCGGAGGATTAGCCGCCCTTGAAAAGCACCAACCACTCATCTTTCCCAAAGGAATCTATGGATGTTCCGCAGGCTCTATTATTGCAACAGCTCTTGCCTACAAGATTCCACTGCAAGCGATTAAGCATATGTTTGACACGGGCTTCAACTTGTCTGGAGTGATCCCTTCGATTAACCTGACCTCCATTACGTCTTTTACTCAGGAGAAGGCGCTCTTCTCTATGGACTCATTTACCCAAACAGTTCTCAAGGCATTTGATGGTCAAGGAATTGACCTACGAAATGCTGTGATTGATGACGCTCCTCAGAAGCTCTATATCCTTGCTTCAAACTTGACCACACGGAAGGCGGTCTTCTTGACGGGATCTGTTTCGATCATGGATGCGATCAGGTGTTCGTCCTGTTTGCCATTTGTCTTCCATCCTCAAGTGTTGTACAACAACCTGTACATTGATGGTGGATTCTACGCACACAATATGCACAAGGTTGTGCCTCCAGATACCCTGGTCTTTCATATCAGTCGGTCCGAACTTAGCATTACACCTGAAAGGCTGAAGAAGATGACCTTATCAGACTATTCTGCAACACTCTACGAGGCATTCCGATCAGAGTCTCATACGGACAATGTCCTCTGGTTCAAGAATGATACGATTTCACTCATGCAGGAATTGACTGATGCTCAGAAGAAGCAGCTCTACGATGAAGGGCTTGCACAGGCCTCACGCTTCTTTTCCAAACGTCTCCCTGAGGTACTGGGTTAGCTTCTCGGCAGTTGGAGCACGAGTGTAGGTGTAGAGACCCGTTGAGGTTTCCAGCTTCACAGTGGGGTATGCATCTACCTCATACAAGTCAGCGGTCGGACGATCCTTCTCCGCATTCACACGAACAAAGGAGACCTCTGTGTTTCCAAACTTATGAGGACCACCCTCCAGCTTCTCCCACTCAGGCATTGCCTTCTGGCAGTGTCCGCACCAGTCTGTGTGGAAGAAATACAGGTTTGCCTTATCGACAGGGACCTCGCGCTTTGGTGGTGACACGATCGGCTTCCATAGACGCCACACGAGGTAGACGATGATTGCAAAGGCTAGGACAAGAATCAGAGTCCTCATTACTTGAGAACACGAGAAATTCTACGCTGTAGCTCAAACCAGCGACGATAGGCTTCCTCTGGCGTGAGTCCCTCCTTAATCTGCATCCATGCTACATCGGTGGTCATTCTCTCTGGCTCAAACTCACGAGAATTGATTTTCATCCAACGTCCATTGTATCGAACAAGAAAAGTGGAGGATTCCATTGTTTCTTAAACACAAGCAACTAGTAAACGATAAATGGAGGTTGTTGCTAAGGCTGTTGTTGCCATAGCTGCAAATTATGCAATACACTTCGCATCTGCGAGAGTGTATGACACATTCTGTGTCCCTCATACGCTTGAGGAGATTCTCTATACGCTTGTTACAACATCAAGTCCTGTATGTGTCGTTGCAATCGGTACTATGCAGATGACACAGAACAATTACGGAACGTTATTGACCACAACGTTGGCGTCGCACTTGGTAAGTGCATTGAAGGTCTAACCATCCCTTACACCCGTGGGAACCCAACCAGGTTGGCACCGATTCCGAAACCAGCACCAGTGCGAGCCGATGCACCCACGCTAGGGGCATAGATATCCAGGATGGCGAACGTGGCCGTCGCAACGAGGGCGATCATTCCAACCTCGGCGACCTTGAGCGTCTTGCCAGGGAGAACGAACGCAGCGATGGCAACAGCCAAACCTTCCAAAAGATACTTCACGAGGCGAGTAAGGAGGTCCGCAACATCAACACCAGCGGAAGGGGTAGGCTTCGGCGCAGAATCAGACATTTGTTTGGTTCTTAGGCACGAAGAAATTTTTAATATGCGGGAGCAACAGAACGTCCCGACCAAAGCTTGTATCCAACAATGGAAACACCAACAACCCACACGGCCCACCAAGGAACATAGAGGGACACATACTGGAGGATCAGGAAGAACACGATTGCATGGACGGCGGCCGCAGTCATGATTCCAGCGCCAGGAGGCAGGGTAATCAGCAGACCAGGGCAGAGCAGGAAGAACAGGTAGGCGGTCGTGAAGATATCGTACATTTGTAAGTTGCGGAGAAAGAACTTAAGTCCAAGTCGCATGAACAAGTAAATGCCCCGCACCGAGCTTCCTAAGCAGGACGAGAATGGACCGATTGATTACCTTGACGAAGACCCCGAGATCCCGACGCAGAAGTACTGCATTGTCTCCTTCATCAGCCCCGAGAAGGTGATCAAGCAGAAGGATGAGTTCATGTTTGAGAAGTTTGTGGAGTGGATGGACTACGAGTGGAAGGTCAGGGGACTTGAGAACTTCATGTCATTTCTGTCCAAGAAGTACTCTGTCAAGATTGACGACCTGCTGAAGGATGCCAGCGACTTTGTGAGCGTTCGTAAGGATGAGGTGAAGAAGACGGATATCCACGAGCAGTACCAGATCTTCCTTCTGAAGGAGGAGAAGAACCTGCAGGAGATGTACGATAATCAGGTTGACTTCCGCACCAATGTTCGTGGTGTCAAGGTTCGTCGTGCGTTTGCCACGGTTGAGGAGGCCCAGATGTTCTCCAAGGTTCTCCAGCGCCGCTACCCGAAGGACAACCTCTACATCGGCAAGGTTGGTGCGTGGCTGCCGTGGGATCCTTCGGAGCACCTGATGCCTGAGGTTGAGTACGCTGAGAAGGAGCTGAACGAGCTGATGCGCAAGTACAAGGAGAACGAGTCCAACAAGGAGATGTTCTTTGCTGAGCAGCGTGAGGAGTCGATCAAGGCGCAGAAGGAGGAGAACGAGCGCCGCAAGAAGGCTAACGCTGCAGAGAAGGCCCTTGAGGATGCAGCCGCTCCAGTTCACCCTTCGGAGGGAGTGATGCGGGAGTAAAATGTTGATTTGAAATAAATGGACGAGCTATTAGGACCTTTCAAGAAACGTAAGTATATCGTCCAACCTGGAGCACCGTATCCCCGAAGGGAACTAAAAAACCCAGGATTAGCTTCAATTAACGCTCAGAGGAATAGGGCGGCACGGGCTGCTCAGGCTGCTCAGGCTGCGCCCGCACCTGCGTCAGCTTCGATGATGGATGTCGTTTCGAAAGGAAAGAAGGCTGCCCCTACTAACTCAGATTCTATGGAGGATATCGAATCTCGTCGTCGCAGCGAGCGAATTGCCGCCGCAGGACTTGCAAAGGCTCAGCATGCGGAAACTGAGGCGGAGAAAAAGAGGTGGGATGACGAGGTGAAGAAGGCGATTGCTGAGGGTAAGAAATACAAGAAGGCGGTTGCGATCAAGGTGCGTGAACTCCACGCAAACGCTTCTGTCGATGAACTGTTCGCACTCGTAGATATCCTCTCTTGGGCGGGCGAGAAGTATGCGTCACTGGAGGCGTCTGTCTTTGCGTATGAGAAGCAGAATGAGGAAGAGGAAGAAAAGGCGAACTCTGAAAAGGAGAACGCAATGCTCACGCTTGGACTGACTGAGTTTATTGAGCAGGGTATTAAGGCGGGCGAGGGTCTTCGGTATGCTGGTGACAAGAAGAGCAATGCGGTTCTTCTTGCATCATCGATCCTTCAGGAGATGGGAGCGCCTGTTCCTGAGGATCCGCACTTCAAGGATGTCAACTACGGTGGTCGTCGTCGCAAGACGAAGAAGTCCAAGAAGTCACGGCGGGCGACAAAGCGCAAGTCTCGCACTTAAATAATGGGTAGACGTGGGGGAGCTGGACCTTATGCAAGTCCAGATGAAGCGTGCTATAAGATGCTGGACTCTGGAACTGAACGAGATGCAAAGATGATCTATAGGAAGGCTTCTCTTCAGTTTCACCCCGATAAGGGAGGAGACCCTGAGCAGTTCAAAAAGTTAGGATATTGTTGGGCAACTTTGTGGCCAAATGGAGAGCCGAGTGTTGGTGTATCAAACCGAGCGCGGTGGAATCGAAGGCGCACAGCTGGATTACCAGTGGCCACTGGACAAATAGATGATCTTGAACCGGAAAATGTCCGTGCTCAAGCGCCTCCGCCCCAAGCTCGGCCACCACCTCAACCACAGGCACAGGGTTTTCGGGCACAACCCCAGGCACAGCCACAGGCACAGCCACAGGCACAGCCCCAGGCACAGCCCCAGGCACAGCCCCAGGCACAGCCACAAGTGTTCGGAGAACCCGCCGTAAGTCCTGGCATGACTCTTCAGAACATTAGGAACGCTGTTGCAACAAAACCTGAAAACTATAGGTTTGAATGGAATATGTGGAGTAATGGAGCATGGGTTCCTGTATCGCTAAATGTTGATGGTCCTCAAACCATTCTGATCCCAAATCCGTATTCACTTGTTCCAAACAGGTATAACGTACTTGATTTCCCACCTGGTGGCGATATGAACCGTCGAGTGCTGATCAAAGGAGAAATCAAGATGATGGCCAATGGGAGCTACAATGTTATCGAAGTCATAGATACTGTTGTTGTAGCAGTTCTTGTACAGTCGCCTGCAGGCGGTGCTAGTCCCTTCCGCCTTCTTTCTTCACCCACACGGAAGGTGCGGCGTTCTTCTTCCTCAAAGAAGAGGCATTATAGTCGTCGGCAGCAAGCATCGCAGACTGGAAAGGGCGGTTATCGGCCCACAAAGACTGGTCGCAAAGCCTAAAGGGAGGATGCTCTGAAGCCTTGTACCAGAACACCTGATCTTCTAGCTTGTTAGAGGACACGTTGTTGCAAATGACCAGTCCCTCATAGTTCTCTGTGCACTGGTCCATGAAATCACAAAACATCTCAAAGGTAGGAAACATACCTGCGTAATTCTCGTAAATCCTACGACGATTACCTAGGATATTCTCACGAAGAATGAACACAAAGTCCACGTTTGTACGCAAGTTAGGCGTGATACCAAGCGGGTACTGCATGGTAATAATGGTCATCATATCAAGGTGACGGCCGTTCATAAAGACAAAGCGAGTAGACTCTTCATTAATCCACTCTTTTGCCGCATACAAGCAGTCGTCTAGAATCATAAACGCACGAGGGTCAAAGGGTTGACCAGTTGCTTTTGACTTTAGAAATCTCTGCTTAGCTGCGAACTGACGCTTAATAAAGTTCTGAACCTTTGCGGCTTCATATTTGTCGTGAATCAGCTTGGAGGGAACAAACCCTTGAAAGAACTCGTTCACTGCCTCAGTGGGTGACATAACAAGGCCAACGGGGAAGCACTCCTGAACATTGTAAAGCAGGTCACGACACAAGAAGGACTTACCCGTATCCTTCTTACCGATGATCACGATCATAGGACTTTTGCGAGAATCCATTCCACATCGGTCCTTGATCATGTCCATATTAAACTTCTTCAGCTGGAAGTTCATCTTGTTCTGGTGTGTCGTTTATTTTTTCACATTCCTCGCCGTGTCTTCTGATAATGGGAAAGGATCTGAGAACTACACCCGTGCCACTGAAGATCCATCGTGTTGCAAAGTTGGATGGAACCCCTTGGTCTATGAAGACGATCCAGCCTTTCTTTCCGAGTCTTGAGAAGCTGTTCAAGACGGAGAATGTTGCTGGGCTCCATGACTATGGGGTGAAGCTGTCGTCTCCGATTGAGTCCATTGTGGATGAAAAGAACGTCAAGGTCCACGGGCAGACTATCCCTGTTCATCGCAAGACGACGATGATTCTGTCGCCGTTCAAGACGATGCGAGGTGACTACGGGTCCTTTGGTGTCCCGAAGCGGACGGATGTTGCAGATGATATGCAGGAGCGGATGCAGAGCCCTCATACAGCCGCCTATGTGGGTGCCATGACGTCCATCGCTTTGTCCGAGTCTGGATGCCAGCACTTCCCTAAGGTGTATGGTGTCTATGTTGGACTTGCGGGCACCCACACGATCGACATTTCTGAGGACTACGAGGAGCTGACTGAGAAGGGCTGGTTTGCTGACAAGATCGGTTCTACCTTTGAACTCAAGCTCCGCACGGAGGGTCACGATGCCGAGTTCTCTCACACTCGCAGGGCACGGACAACTCTGGAGATGGGTGAGGAAATTGAGCTGGGAGAGGTTGAGGATGTGGCTG